GTTGATCATCTGGAACCGCGTGCCGTCGTAGACGACCATCACGATTTCGCCAGATTGGATGTCGCCCGCAATCAGCGCCGTGCTGCCGTCTCGCGTGACTGCTTTTGCGCCAAGGCTGTTGATGTTGAGCGTGACAGCGCCGGTATTGGTGCCAGCGGCGACCCAATAGAACATCTGGCCTGCTTCATACGCCGCAAGAACAGGCGAGAGCGTGCCAGTAACGGTATCGGCACCGCTGACCGTGATCAGTTTGACCGAGGTGGACTGTACTTGTGAGAGGTTAGCGGCGTCGGACGCCAGCGTACCCACCGCAAGGCCCGTGATTTTGTTGCTGCCCATCGGGATGTTAGCCGTGGGCGTGGATTGACCGTCCTTGGTGATGCAGTTGGTCAAGCCGGTGGCAAGGTCAGCCGTCAGAGCGTTGAAAACGGTTGACGAGATAACCGTGTTGGCAACGACCGGCTGGCCTGCCGAATTGATGACAAATACGCCGCTGCCGTTAAAGCTCATTTCTTTTTACTCCTCTGACGCTGCCTTTCAGCCTCTGCACCTGCTGCGCCACCTACAACTTGCGGCGGCAACGTAAATTGCTCGCCTAACAGTTGACGTTGCAATGCGTTGCTTAATGCCAAACGCCGTGCGCCATATTTTGCAGGAATGATTCCTAGAGCTGCGTATGGTGAAACAGACACAAGCGGAAGCGAGACTGCACCCGCTCCCGTCATTGCCAAATCTAGCGCGTTAGAGCCAACACTTCCGGTTCGCTCTGGCCGAATCATTGCGCGGGGAAACGAGCCGCCCATACGAGCCGCCAATTCCAACTCTGGCGACAACGGTTTGCCTTTGTTGAGGATTTGCGCCAATTTCATGGCGTCAACGCTGCCGCTGCCCTCATCCAAAGCGGCTTGCACGGTGTATGACTTGGCGATTTGGCGACGAGCATTGTCAAACTGTTGGGCAAGACCGCCCTGACCAATGTTGCCCAAATGCCTAAAAATCATTTCCTCAAGGGCTTCAGCCGCTTCTCGTTGCGCTCGGCCTAATGCCTTTCTTGTCGGATCGTCTAATGCCGCAAGGTTGTCTGCGGCCTCATTACGCAACTGCTTCAAAAACTCCATGCCCGAATTTGCATCAAATTCGGGGACATCCAACGATTTAATCAGGTCATCAATGTCTTTTGCCGCAGCGATATTGGCTTGCGGAAAATCTTGCATGATGTCTTGGATGCCTGTTTTCATGTTTTGCAGGCTTGTCTTGTAATCGGCGTCAGTTGCAATTCGGCCGGCCGATTTCACCATGTCATACACTTGGCCCGCTTCATCGCGTACTTGCTCAAGCGTGTCTCGCGTAATTTCGCGGGTTTCTGGCAATCCAAGGGTGCGATTGGCAAGTTTATTGGTGACTTGTTGGTTGGTTGCGCGGGCAGTCTGCTCGGTGGCTTGTTTGCCGCCGATGCTTTCTAACGCAATGTTGCGAATGTTTGGCTTGATTGTGGCGGGAGGCACCACATAGCCCTCTCGCTGACCAACATCAAACGTGCGCTGTTGACGGGTAAGGTCAGGCTGAAAGTTTGCCGGTGCAGGCCGAGAAATAGTCGGCATGGGAACTTTTCCACCAGCAATGGCGCTTCCAAGGAATTGATTTACGTTTTCAACCGCTCCTTGCGGTTCTGGCAAACCTATCTGCGTCATCAAGTTTTGCGTGGCTTGAGTCGGCATTTGCTCGTTGGAGCCGGTCAAATAGTTATACCCAGACATAGCCGCATCAGCAGCCATACCCGGCAATGCGGTAACGCCTGTAACCGCTGATCTCGCAGCCAACCCTAACTGCCTTGGTAATTGGCTAGGCAATCCGGCAATTTCGGATTGAACATAGCCTTTTGCTTGTCGCAAACGCTCACGAAGCGCCTTTAACAAGTCGTCATTGTCCTCGGCAGAACCGCCAATAGGTTCGCTTTGTTCGCGCCAACCCATTACTTCTTCCTCATTATTTTGCCGTCAGGCGTAATGAACAAGTCGCCGCTCTTTAACTTTTCAAACATTGGATCATTGTCGCCCTGCAAACGCGGGATACGCACGCTCGCAAACGGATCGGACACAATGTCCTCTGGGTTTAACCCAGCCCGTCCTGCGATTGCCGTATATCGGTCAATCGTTTGTTGGACGTTTGGAATTTGGCTCTCAACCAATCCATAAGCTGATTGCAAGAAATCTTGGCGTTGATCTCGCGTCAATCGCTCACCGCTTACAACCTTGTTATATATGTTGCGAACGGTGGCATCTATGCCGCCCGCGTTTTGAGCGTTAGCAAACTCACCCTCTCGCACCGTAGATGCAGGGTCAAGTGCGCGCATATATCCGAAAATCAATGACAAGTCATTTGCTGCGCTTGGGTTAAGCGCGGCAGATTTAATTTTCTGGAACGCATCCGAAACGCCGCGATATTGCGTGGTTTGCCCAGTAAATTCCTTACGCAAACCTTCAGCAGTTTCTTTAGAACCGCCGCCAGCAGACGGCGCAACGCCTTTAGTTCGCGTTTGTACGCTTCCGTCGCTGTAATGCAACTCAACCACGTTACCCAAATCAACCTCTTTAACAATGGTCTTGGGTTTAACGGGCGCTTCCTTTTCTTTTACCTTGCCAATGTCTCCGGTACGTTGTGCTTCAGCAAGGCTTTCTGGCGTATATTTGCTTGCATCAAGGTCAGCAATTTTGACTTCCCTTGGCTTGGGCATTGTCGCCTCGTACTGCGACATGGCGAACTGCTGCACCATCGGGTTGCCGCTTTCCAAACCCTCCAATGCTCGCGCACGCTTCTGCGCTGCTGTCAGCGGGCCGCCAACCTGCATTTGCATCGGCTGACTAAAGTCAGGCTGTCCGTCTGCTCCCATTACCGGCATCAAACGCTGGTTAGGCGCTGCAATGGCGCTCGGCTGTGCGTATTCCGTGCTGCGGAACCCCGGTTGACCGTATGGCACGGCAGGGCCACCGCCCGGCTCCGTGTTGATCATCGGCATCGGCGCTTCCATAGCGGCAAGTTGCGCCATGTTGACGTTGCGCTGCTCGGGGTCAAACGAACGGATGTAATCAGCAAATTCGGTGCGGCCTGCCTTTTCTGCTTCAGCCTTGGCTTCTTTAGCCTGACGACCCGCACGGGCGGTCATAAAGCCCTGCAATGCCTTAACAAGCGGCGCAGCCTTGGGGATCGGCGCTGCGTTGCCTTCCATCGGCTGATATTCCTGCTGTGCAAGGGCTTCAGCCAATGCGGCACGCCGACGCGCTTCCTCTAACTGGCGCTCGTATTCAGTCGGTGCGCGGAAGGTTTGCGTGTACTTAACTGGCATTTTCAAAGTCCCCTCTGTATGAGCCTCCCTGCGGCGTTGTCATACCTGCGGGAGCGGGCATACGCGGGCGCTGCATCATGCCGCCCACTTGCGGTGAGCGAGGCGGCCCCATCTGCGGCTGGCCCATGCTGCGAACGGGCGGCCCGTAACCCATCGGACGACCGCCCTGCATGGCCTGCGGTGGGCCGTTAAAATTCATGGCCTGCGGCGGCACACCGGGGTTGGTGTTAGGCGTAGCGCCCGAGTACATCAGGTTAGGCTGCGGGACGTTCCGCATATTGTTGCCGGGGCTGTTGAGCGACAGATTCCGCTCCTGCATTGCCAGCATACGCGCCATTTGCTGCGGCTTTCGGTCAGGGGTAAATCCGTTCATGTGATGTCCTCAAAGTAACCCGTAGTTGACCATCTTGTAGCCGCTCGGGTGAACGGCAACGGCTTCTGGCAACACGATTTCTAATTCGTCGGCCATGACTCCACGCTGGCGTTCGCCAAAGATGTCGTATTCGTATATGCCAATGCCAAGCGGGTGAGTGCCAACTCGCACGATATTAGATTTTAAGCGGCGATCTGACATTCCGAACAATCCGGGAATGCTTCCAGCGCCACCAATAGCTGTGCCCGCTGCTCCCGCAAGACTGCCTAACATTCCCATGCCTGCGTTATATGAACCGACTTGGTTTTGGTAATTGCGTTGTGCGAAATCGCCCGCTGCCTGACCCGCTTGGAATATCGGAGCAGGGGCCACGGTGACGCCGCTGTAGCCTTGGAACTGCGGCACGTTGACCTGACCGCCTGACAACAACGCGCTGATCTCGTTGACCGGAATGCTGCGAATGGCGGCCTGTTGGGCAAGTGCCTGCTGGATCGCGGTGTTGCGGAACTGCTGTTGGGCGATGTTCTGCTGGAACTGCTGCTGTTGAGCGGCGTTGCTTGCAGCCTGACGCGCCAACTCTTGCTGGTAAGCCTGTGCCTGCGCCTCGTTGTAGAACCCTGCGGCTCCTTGCGCCTGCCCGACCTGCTGCGCTTGGCGGGCAAGGTTTGCTTGCTGCGCGGCGACCTGCTGCTGGAAGTTTTGTGCAGCGGCTTGGTTGTACATCTGCTGCTGCGTAGCGCCTTGCTGAAAAATCTGCTGCAACGCCTCGTTTTGCGCCCGCGCTTGATCAAACGTCGTCTGGTAGTTCTGCGCGAGAGCCTGATTAGCAAGTTCTTGCGCTGACTGACCCATGCCAAACTGCTGCATCAACCCTTCACGGTTAAACCCAGCCGCACCGAGGGCTTGCTGATAGTTCTGACCGAGGGCTGCGTTCTGCGCCTGTTGTGCCGCCAACGCTTGCTCAAAATTCTGGCCGATGGCCTGATTTTGCATCTGCTGTGCGGCTTGGCCCTGTGCAAAGTTTTGCGCGATGGCTTGGTTAGCGGCTTGTTGCGCTTGCTGTTGCGTGCCAAACGACGCTAGTTGCGCCTCTCGGCCAAACTCACCGCCCTGCAAACGCTGCTGGAAGGCTTGCTGCTGCGCTTGGTTTTGCGCGGCCTGCGTTGCCAACGACTGCTGGAGGTTCTGCCCCAAGCCCGTGTTGTAAAGTTGCGCCTGCTCCATGCCTGCGCCAAAGCCTGACAATGCGGCTTGATTGGCGAACATAGCGCGGGATTGCTGTTCACCAAACGCCTGCTGACGAGCGGCTTGATCAAGGCTGATGCCCTGCGCTGCGGCCTGCAACAGAAGGTCGTTTTCCTTCTGCATCTGCGCCGACATAGCCGAGTTGTACGCCTCGCCACCCGGTCGCAAGCCTTGGTTGATTAATTGCGTCTGGAGTTGCTGACGCTCGCCCTGCAACTGCGGTGACAAACGCGATAGCAATGCCGTCTGCGCCGTCATGCCAGCGTTTACTGGCCCCTGCGGCAAGTTGGCAATATCAATCTGGCTCTGTAACTGCGGGCCGCCCACAAACTGCTGTGCGTAGCCAAATTGGCCTTGTTGCGGGCCACCGGCCACACCGCCGATGCCTGACAAGTCAAGCCCTTGCAAGTTCAATCCTTGCGGGCCAGCGCCTGCCATGCCGTACAAACCACCTGACGGGCCGCCTTGTGCGGTTCCAAACGCTTGCCCACTTGGCGCGGCTTGCGATGTAAATTGACCGGCATCAAACGTGCCGAGGTTAGTCGGTGCAGCAGGGCCACCTTGCGCCAAGCCAAAAAACTGGTTCTGTGCGGTGCTTGCGCCTTGCACCGGAAGGTTGACCGTCGCCTGCTGGCCTGCGGTGACCTGTCCCGGCAACGCTTCCTGACCATATCCAGCGAGCGGTGCGTAGATGCCTTGCGGTGCGCCTTGGATTGCACCCGATGAGCCAATGTCGTAGCCGAGGCTCGGCAAATTGCGGGCGTCAAACGCTGATGCGATGCCGAGGTTGCCAAGCCCCGCAGCCGCGCCAGCGGCGGCCTCTGACATACGCCGTTGCGCTAATTCTTGAGCGCGAAGTGCCGCCAACGCATTGGGATCAATGGTTTGCGTGACGGTCGGCTGTTCAATAAACGTCGTGAACTGATCTTGGCTTGGAGCGTCGCCCGCATACTCGGGGCCGTATTGGGCAATGCGATCCTGATAAGCCTGCAACGCCTTGTTGTAGGCGTCGGTGTCCACCGTTGGGCTTTTTGTCCAGGTAACCCTTTGCGACCCCGTTGGGGCATCAATGTTGGGATTGGACATATAAGCCGACTGCTTGGCAGCGGCCATGTTCGCCTCACCCTGCTTGATGGCTAGGGTGGTGTAATCAGGCGCTGGCGGCGGTGCTGGTGATTTTTTGCCCATACCTCGGCTCCAAGAAACGACACCTGTCTGGTGTCTGCGTCATAAAAACAATGTCTCCGTCAGGTGCGCCGTCTTTAATACGCGCTTCCTCCGAAAACCCCATTTTCGTGACCAGTTTCAGCGCCCGGGTATGGTTGCTGGAAATCGGCCCTATTATCTTATCAACATTTGCGACGTTGTAGGGATAGTCGTACACAGCGGCAAGGTAAGCCGGTGTGACTTGATCCCAAGTGATGTGGCAAACAACCGATCTGCCGTTCCACATCTCATAAACCGTACCGGCGACAAGCTCGCCGTCTCGCTCTAACCCAATGGCAACAGAGCGGTCGGGGTTATACGCCCCGTCTGTGCGTGACATCACCCAATGGCCCACATGGGGGCCGCTGACTATATTCCAGCCCATCCGAGTTGATACACCACATCGGTTGATGCCCACTCAAGCGATACGTTCTTGCTGCTGCTGTTGAAAATGATGCCGCCGCAATAACCGATACCGCTCAAACCTACCACCGTGTTGCTCGCAATCGTGTTGCTGCCCCAAATGGCCTGATCCCATAGACCAACGTCCCACAAACCATAGTTGGTGCTGACAAACGACAACGCACCAAGGAAGTCATCGGTCTGGAAATCCACCGCAATACCCACGCCAATGGTCGGCTGACCGTTGGAGTAGGTGGTTGTGCGGCCACGGGTGAAGTATTTAATGACGCCACGGGTGTCAAAGTAGTTGAAGGCTTGTAGTGCCCTGCTGTTGATGGCCTGACCGTTGTCGTTGTAGCCCGCTGATCCAATTCCGGTCGTCCAAGCTTTTGCAACGTAACCATCAGCGCCGTAATACGGCTCATCGTTAAGCGATGACCAGCAGTTTGCGTACCAGCCGGTGAATCGGCACCACGCTTTCGTGATGTTGTTCATCACAAACTGCACTTGCGAGTTTGACGCAACGGGAATGTTGACGATCAGAGCGTTGTTTAGCGCGTGATACAACATCCCCCAGCCAAAGTTGTTCTTGTACGTCCTGGCGGCTACTGCAAACGCACCTTGAATCTTGTCCGATAGCGCCACGTTGGGGTCAAGGCGTGACGATTGCAGCGCCGATGCCATCGGAATCAGGCCGTCCAGCGTCAAAACCAGCAAATCACCGCCGTATTTCAGCAAGCAACGCTTGGAAATTGGCGCACCGATGATCCAAACGCCGATTAGCGCCCATGTGGAGGCGCTAGAGGGGTCGGTTCCGCGATAAACGATGACCTCGCCCTGATCGGTGACAAAAACAAGGTTGTCGTCAACGCCATAACCTGCGTCAATCGTCCACGACGCCATAGACACAATGCTGCCGCCCAAGTGCGCGACCGACGACAGGTCAAGCGCGTTGGCAGCACCGCCAACAGATGCTGTCGGCAAATACCATGCTTTCAACGTGTCCTTTTGGATAAACCACATCCTGTTTTTAAACAGGGTGGGCGAGGTAAGCGTAT